AAATTTAGCAAACGGGTATCTACCGTGAGCAAACGGCCAACCCTGGAATCCTTGGACAATACGATTACCTACAATCGTAAAGAACGCACCTTCAGGAAACATGGGTAGCTTGTTTGGTTTAACCCATACCTCCAGAACAAGGATAGACTGCTGCCTATTAAGGGCCTGCGTACCGATCATATTGAGGTACGTCTCTTCTAACAAATCCTGGGCATCCCCATTAGATTGGGTAAGAGCCTCAGACCCGAAATGCATCTGCACAAACTCAGGAGATTTTGTCTGTGCATGAATAAGGAAGGGTTGATTTTCTAACTCTTCCTCACGAAAGTCCGGAACCAGGATATGAAAGGGAGTCTCATGGCTGAAACAAATATCACCAATAGGTCCCTGGCTAGGTTCACCATTGGGTCCCATACGCAAACTCATGGGACCTTCGTTAGCATCCCAATAAGATTTGATATAACCTGTACCACAAACTAGAGTCCACCACATAGCTTTACGGATAACAGACTTAAGTTTCTTATCTTGGTACAGATTCTGCCAAATCTGTTCACCTGCCATAGCTGCATACATATCCCTATCCTCAGCCGAAGCAGGAATAATCATAGCATTAGGCTTGTTAGAGATAAGCTGAGCTAACTCGTGACGGATCGTCGGCCGAATCCTGTTAATCACAGGTCTAGCGCGCCACGGAGGAGCAGCAGGAGTATATAATCTAGTAGAGCTAGTAGCAAAACTACCGCTCTTCATAAGCTGCACATTCTGCTTACCAAAGTAGAATGCTAGATTAATATACCACTGGCGCTCCTGTACAACCCTGGCATTACGAATTGCCCTATACTGATTAAGAGCCCAAACTACAGTCTTATCGTGAGCCTTTTTGAGCGCGCGAGAGCTGCCCAAATCCATAGGCTCTGATTGGGCTTTAATCTCATCGGTTGTTGGAAGGGTCATCTAAATCCTCCATGCCAAACATCTCACGCAGCTCAGCATCGTCCTCAGTAGCCTCATCATAGGCTACGATCCCTACCCCCTGCAAGCGGGAGAGTTCCGCCTCATCCGACATGCTTACATAAGGGTCAGATGTCATAGGCAGATCCGAGGATGTCTTTAATGCTGTCATCATGGAGTACGTCTGGACGTCCTTGCTCATCAGTCGATTCAACAAATCCGTGTTCTGTTTCATCAACTCCTTGTTCAGCTGATCCTTCGACCTGAGTTGATTGCTCAACATCCACAGCATTACTGCTGCTAGAAGGAGAGAAATCGCCAACGCGCCTAAGCCCATCCAGAGCATATTCTAACGCCTCAATCCTATCTTGTGCAATATTGAGTTCATCTCGCTTGCAGGCCAATTCACCCATAACCATTTTGTGCTGGCCAGGGGAGTGATAATCCTGTAGATTAGCAAGCTCCGTGAAGCAATCTTCTACACAGATATAAACTACGCCATAGAAATCTAACTCTAGGCCAAAGTCAATATAAGTTCCAGTAGAGAACTTCCCACAGACAGCACACTTGCACGGAGCCATCATCTCTGTAGGCTTAACAATTCTGAATCTAGACAGATTCTGAGTTTCTACCATTAGAAGTAACCTCCCATATGTTCATCCACTGAAATCCACTCAGTCGATACCCCTTGAGACTGAAGAAGTCCAGTGTCAATATATCCTGGGCCTACAGGGGTGACCCGAGGGTTAAGGATATCATGGACAACCTTATTTAACCGCTCAACCTTAGTATCCTTCTCCTTGGGAATGTAAAGATCTGGCATCATGGAGAAGAAATATCTAGCCGAATCAGGAGCGTGATCATCCTTTTTATGTAGCTCAGGTCTGGGATTATTAGCCTGTCTCATCTTAGCGGTCTCATAGATCTTCCATCTGAGCCGCATCATCTCACGAATCAAATTATGGCAATTGCTAGTAATTACCCATTTACCGGATCGTAAGTAGCGTGACATCTTATCAATGCCGATAGCAACGTCATTGTTACCAAGGGCGACGGGAATACCGGCTCGGGCGTAGGCAACCTGAATAGAATCGCCCGTCTGTCCATTTCTTTGTTTAATAGCTGGGTCACCAACATAGACATCTGGCGGTCGTCTAAATCTCCCTTGATTTCTTTGATGTAGCTGGGCAGCATAATCATTGACGAGTTTGTTGTTGTCATAGATTTCGTCGTAGGTAACAACCGCTCCACTAGGGCTAACAGCGTGATACAGCCACGCCGTAGGATTGTTAAGGCCATGATCCAAACTCGCATAATGAGTCCAAGGTAAGATAACTCGTAGTTTTTCCTCGTCCAGAGGATCAATAACATGAACTTCAGGATTGAACTCAGGGAATGCTAAACCACCGAGCTGAACGAACTTACCTTCTTTACGCGCCTTCCGCTCGTTAGCATCCAGCCCTTCGAGCGCAAATTCGATCTCTGCCTTTGTAACATATGGGTTCTCTTCGGTATCAATGATAATGACCGCAATGTTACTTCCCGGAATAAGGCCCGGTTCGTAGAGATCGTCATAAACCCACGTCATTCCTTCTACAGGGGTCATAGTCATCCACCATGACCCGCCGGTATCCAGCAAACGTAGCTTGCACTCACCAAAGATATCTTTAGGCGGTTCTTCATCAAAGTGCACAAAATGGCGAGATGTTCCCGCGAACTTTTCTAGCTTCTGATCATATGACATCAGCTCTACAGAGGAGCCATTAGTCAAAGTCAGAGTGCGCTCAGCTTTACTATAGCTATCCTCCCACGAACCATTAATCAGGTCTGAGGGCGGGATCCATTTTGTGATCTCTGGGATAATAATCTTTTGAATTCCCTCGATGTACGAGACAGTAACGATGCGTCCACGTACAGGCGGTGGGAACATCTTTCTCCACGGATGTTCTCCCCGCAACCACCAGATGTCTTCAACAACCCCACCTACTGTCTTTCCCGATCGGTTCCCACCAATATAAAGCCGTCCCTTTTCAGGGGCCGAGTGAAATTGAATCTGCTTCTCATGCGGAACGTACCCATGAACTGTAGGCCGCGTTCTAGCGCGAGTCAAGCCCTCTAACGCCATAGAGCCTAACTCTTGGAAGCTGAACGTTTCATTCTTCTTCATTACGCGGTCGTATTATCTGTGAACTCGATAACCTGGCCCAGCATAGTAATCAGATTGCTCAGCGCAACGTTACCGCCTTTAGCTCCAGATAGAGTCAACCCCATGCCCGTGCCGATCTTACGGGACCCCTTGCCATCATGGCAATGGTCTCCCGGCGATGACTGATTGTGCTTAATTCCTAACGTATGATGCTGAGCAGTAACTCCAGAATCTACATCCGATCTAGAGTGAAAGAAGTTAACCTCTCTTGGAGCGGGTGCTGGATTTCCTTTTTCTTTCTTAATCCCACCAAAGGGATCGTCAGGATTAACAGTAGCCTGTTCAGGAGTTGTCATCCTCTTTCCTAACTATCATATAATAAAAAGCCTGCGGAGGATAGTTAACTGTCACCCCATCTTTGTAATGAACTCCAATCCAACCATTGGTATAAGTTTCGAAGTTCTTAACCTCCCCATCATATCTGATAGTATCATAGGGAGTAGCCCAAACAATCTCGCAATTAGATCTGACTCGGCTCAATTTTAGCCCTCACCGGAGCAGGTTCCCCGCCCCTTAAGATTAGCTCGAAGTCCGTCTGAATGTTAGCCAGAACTTCCGGATCTTTAACATGTCTTTGAATCGACTCAATCAACTTGGTGATAACCATCCTGACATTCTGCATAGTAGCCGAATCGCCAGTATGTCTACCGGTTAGCTCCATGAAGAATTTAATGGCTTCTGTAGAGCCCTTCTCCATAGCTTTAATAAGTGACTCATGCGCTACAGGGAGTGCATCCTGCATCTGATTAACAGTCAGGCTCATAACATAATCCCGGAACTCTGGATCTTTCATCCAGCCGTTCCAGGTTGACGTCTTAATCCCTAGATCGTGGAGCTTACGCGCACGCGTACGCTTATCCTCCCAATCCAGCACAGTCAGGATAGCCGCCATTTGTTCATCAGTCAACCCTACAGGGGCTCCAGTCCTTAAACCTACAGGGGGTGTAATCCCACGAATCTTAAGTCCATACCTAAACGATTCATTCTCATAGGCTTTATTCCAATCAAAGTTTGGCGGCATCCTAAACTCGCCGTGGCTATGCCAATACTGCTCAATATAGCTAAGTCCTCGCAGCATCCACGAGTCCATCGGAGTTCTCTCGCTCATGACAGCAGTATAGCACCTACAGGGAAGAAAGCAATACGCCCTCGGGGTTTATCAACCTTCAGCTGTAGAGAAAAATAGCAAATCAGTTTAGAAGAGTGCTCTAAAAATGGAACCGGTGAAAATTTTCGGAGAGGTAGGTACCAAGTCCCCAAAATACTCGGTGGAAATTTCTGGACAACATGATAACGACTATCATTATGCGATACCTAGAGTAAATGAGAAGCCAAAGAAAAGAGATGTATAGTTAACCCTTTTGGGGGATGCATTGGCCTTAGTTCGGCGATAGGGTTTGCGTAGCTTCACCGAACGGCCCGAGAGGGCAGGTTCCTTTAAAACTCAAGAGAGGGATTGAGATGCTGATGCGTCGCTTTGGTTTCCCCAGCGTCCCGTTCTACTACCTGACTGCGCTGCTGTCATACGACCAGTTCGGTTTCAGGTCCAACGAAGTGTTGGTTCGAGTCAACACGTGGACCGGGATGGTTCAGCTCTGGCAAGAGACGCGTATCTCGTGGTCAAGCGTTGAGGTTACTTACCACAACCTTCGCGAGTACAGCGAAGACGTTGAGCCTTTCATTGGCCCATTGCCCGAGCACTTTTATTACCAGGCTGCTTGAAAGGTATAGGCGACATGACTAAGCGTCGGTGCGTTAAGTTCGAAGAGACCGGCAAAACCAGGTGCTACAGCTCTGTTGATAGGGCAAGCGCACCCTTCGTTACTCTCTTCTTTGGCGCGGCTATCGTCGCAATGATCGTGATTGATCAGTTGTTCTTTTAGAAGGGGATAGAGATGAGCAGTTACACGCACACAGCAGAGTTTGAACAGGCTAAGGCATACGTCAAAGAGATGATGCCTGCGTCTTGGAACTTCCCCCAAGGGTCGAACCTTGAGTTTGACTTGGCGCTTCAGTTGGTTACCGGACAGCACTGGCACGCAAAGGAAACGGGGTACGTGCTGTGACCGGTAAGCACAGGGCCAGGTTTCGCAAGCCGCACTTTCATATCCCCAAGTCTGCACACGCGGTAGTTGGTGGCGGATATCTGACAGCCGCCGTTTTCTTCCACGGTCACAGTGCAGAGTTGATGGCAGCAGCCTACGGTACGGCTGCACTCTTGGAAGCCCACGAACGCGCACACCACGACACTACACAGACAGGTAGGCACGAGTCATGACACAGGAAGAGATCGACCGCGCAGCTGACGAGTTGCGCAAGCATCTTGAATCACTGGCGTTCTAATCCCTCTCTTGATCTACAGGGGCCTAGTCTGTACTCACCTACAGGCTAGGCCCTTTTTATTATCCAAAGAACCGGATGGAACCTTAGCTGTCCCACTACCCGCTTCACTCGTCTTAACTAACCGCTTGACACGCATGATATGCTTACCTACAGGGCACACCGCTTAGAAAGGTATTGATATGGTTGTCCAGGATAGTGAAATGCGCGCTTACATGGTGGCTCATGGTTGTCCCTCGTTTTTGGCTAGCGAGCTATCACATGAGCACAGTCAAACCGTGCACTGGAGAGACTGTGAAGGACATTGGTATTCAGCTAAGTATGAGGCTGCACTAAACCACTTCACCGTGATGGAGTCGGACGGGTAGCTCCTCTGCGCCTGTCAGCGGCCGTCTCAGCCCCAGGAATGGGCCTCTCTGAGGCGGCCGTTGTGCTGTGCTCAGCCGTCCAATAGAGCATATCTAATGTGATTTCAAATCAAGTCAAATGCGCTTCACGCAACATTTGCACATGCACATGGTAGTCTCATTCAAATCAGTTAGGTAGGTAGTAGGCTATAGCTTCGCTATATAGCCTACTCTACCTTATTCCATAGAACGGAAGGGCCTCTGACCAGGCAAAACGTCCCTGCTGAACCTTCTCATATAGGACACGTCGTATCAGATCCGTGAGACCCCTCTGACCTGCGAAAACACCATGATACTGTCTCATGATATGATACTGTGAGACGGGTTAGTTGATCTTCCTCGATAAGAAAGGCAGAGTATGAACGACCGCTCTGATATCAAAGAGTCCACTAAGTTAAAGCTAATCGCAGCTCTAAAGGATGCTGGTAAGCCTCAAAGTCCTGACAATTGGGCTAAAGCCGCAGGCGTGGGGCGAGCTACTATCTTCCGCTATCTTCCCTTTATCAAAGAGGAAGGATGGCTAAAGGAGACAATGGGCCCTAGGCGAAGCGTATTATACTCTGTCAAGGCCAATCGCGCTGTCCTTCCTGTAGGTCAAATTCCTGAGGATGCCAAAGCTTCAGCTCTAAGGGTAGATAAAAAGTTGATGCCTGAAATTCTATTTGGAGCATTGACTGCCGTTAATAATGAGCTGCCTGTAACAGGCTCTATGCTAAAAATGACGAATTATTTTAGGGTAGTAGCTGGGCTATATATTGAAGTTAGTCGCGCTCAGTCTGGTGAGATGGTAGATAAGGAGAAGCTAGCCCAGTACCGGAGCGCTATTAATGATCTGAGGCAGCAGTTTGAGAAAACACTGTCTGTTCTTAACACTATGCTAGTAACTCCCGAGCTTTGGGATTACAGGACTCTGAGCGGTTATCTGAGTGGAACGTTCGATGTCCAACAACTAGCGCAATGGACTGAAGCGGCCAACGATAATATTGATCTAGTGCAGCACATCCTCAAGAGCCTGCAAACACAGAGTGATTACGTAGTCACGGACAGTGCTATCACGTTTGATTTGAGCTCCGATTAGGTTGCTAAAGCAAAGCTTGCCAGAGCTTGACTTGGCGACCGGGGACATGTAAGTTGGTGTCATCAACTTGAACGGCCCGCCACAGAGGGCCAGAAGAAAGGATTGAGGTGCGAAGCTGATGCCGTACACTGGCCCGAATGCCCCCGTTGCTAACCTCTCGCCCGAGATCGAGCACGCCGCGTCTCAGTACGCTGAGGTTGCCGGTAAGCTCGCTGCGGCGGACGGCGACGTAGAAAAGGCTTATGAGGCTTGGAAGAACAGCGACGATGCGGAAGCGGTTAAGATCCGCGAAGCTATCGCTAAGCTTCAGGCCAAGCTTGACGAGTCGGCTAAGAAGAACGTTAAGGTTGAGTCTCTTTCCGACGAAGAGAAGGCTAAGCTCAACGTTGAGGCCGCTTCTCTTAAGGAGAAGGTTACTAAGGGCCTCAAGGCTGTTAGCATGATTCTCGCGTCTTTCGAGGTCGATAAGGAAGGCGTTGAGAATTGGGTTAAGGAATTCAGTGACTCTAACCCGACGCGTAGCAAGCGTGGTCGCGCGGTAGGTAGCACGGGCTCGACTCTCCCGCGTATGCGTGCTGAGGTAACTATTCAGGGTGGAGAACTGTTCCCTCAGCCTGAGAAGTTTGACAGCATGGGTAAGGTTGCATCTGCCCTGTCTGTTGAGCTGAAGGATATCCAGCTTGCTTTTGCTGAGGCCGCCGGAGTCGAGCACGATAAGATCTCGTCTGTTAAGACTCCTGTTACCTTCACCTTTAAGGTGCATGAGAATGGTGCTACTTACACCCTGACCACGCACCCGAAGGTTAAGGAAGCTGCACCTAAGGCAGCGTGACATGGTTGAAGACTGGGAATGGTGGTCTGAACATCACGATGTGCCTTAACTAAGACTCCCTGTAGGAACGGCTTACCTAGTACGGTAAGAGAGGATGGGACTTAGTCCGCGATCCTCACCTTATGAGATGCAACCTAACGGTTGGGTTTGTGCTAGGTTCACCAAAACGCGTCTGTGGTCGTGACCTAGCACATTCCGAGTCGGTAGGCCTGGCTCATACAGTTAGGGATAGATATGCCAAGCTACTTGGTTCAGTACAAGGCGCGCAGCGGTAAGACAGGTGCACGGATGATTTCCCAACGCAGGATCTTTGCTAAGAGTCCGCGTGAGGCTGTCAAAGTTCTCAACTCAGAAGTAGAGAATGACGGAATTGTCAACGTCTGGCAACTTGTCATGACTTCTCAGGCACCTAAGAAGACATCTCTTAAGATGGTGACTGATGACTGAGAAATTTCTGGTCAGGTACTACACTAGGAATCCCCGAACTGGGCAGAAGATGACCAGTCAGAAGATCTTAACGGCTACTACAGCCTTAGAGGCTAAGACCGAAGCGTTGACTGGAATCAAACATCACGGACCTATTCAGGTATATCAACTAGTAGAACGGTTTGAGGAAAACTCATGACTAACCTCTTTGGCCCTGGTTACAAGTACAAGCCTCTTGCTTGGGACAGGATTCCTCCGCTCAAGAGGATTCCTGGTCAGCCTAAGCGGGTTCATTGGGACCCTGACCTTGGCCGCTATGTTATCTACAGGAGCGCATAATGGCTCACCTGAAATGTGATGCACACAACCGTAGGGTTATCGTTCTGCCAAATGGTAAAACCTTTCACAGGAATGGCAACGGATCTATGTGTTCGGATCCTATGCCTCTGCGGATTGGTAATACTCGGCTAACTTCAGGTGCTATCGCTGCTACTAACAGGAGCACCTAATGGGTTACGAGTCAGATAAGACTCACCCTGGCTTTAGCATCCAATGCGATAAGTGTCAGTCATTTGACGTGTTGGTTGAAAATAGCCTAGGCTACTCGTGTGAGTCTGGCGGCTGGGGTGAAGTCGAGCTAGTGTGCAACAACTGTGATCAACGTACAGAGATTGTGAGCAGTTAATGGGCGACTGGTGGGATGAGGACTATCTGGACTATAACTACGTCCCTGGCGACATGAGCACTGAGGAGTTTAGGAGACTGACAAGTGGACAAGGCTTGGATCGAAAAGAAGTTCAAGCTAGGCATCCTGTCTCTTGCTCAGGATGACGGTAAGGGAGAGTTTAAGGCCGCGGTCAAGTCGCTGAAATCTTTCATCGATGGTTGCATCAATTCCAATGGTGTTAATGTAGAGACAGCTATGCACGCGCACAAGGCGCTTGAACTTCTCACCGACGCTAAGAGTTTCTTTGGAAGGGATTGGTAAAAATGGGTAAGGCCGAACGCCGTAAGAAGGACCAGTCACACGCGGAGTACATGAAGAAGCACAACATCACGCGCGACACGGGTAACTGCCCGGTCTGCCACAAGCCGGTTTCCTCGGGTGGACGCGGACTCGACTTGCACTTCCGCTCGAACAACTGCCGCTAGTTAAGTAGTTACTATGGGGGAGAGTTGAGGGACTCTCCCCTGTAGGTCCTACTTAAAGGAGGTGAAAGATGGGCGATAATGTTTGTCCCGACTACTCTAAGTACGGAGGTGATCACTTTGACTGGTGTCCCAGTAAGAAATAATGATCCTTGGTGTTCAAAGCACGACTGTCTGAAAGATTTTTGTGGGTGTAGCTAATGGGTCAAGTGTATTGTGGTGGATGTAGTCTGCCTAAAGATATCTGCGCATGCCCAAGCCCTGCTAAGTAGGTAACAATGAGTAAAAAGGATAGGTCAAAGAGGCCCGATCCTGTAGGAGATGCGATTGCTAAGGGGCTGCCACCTGTTAAGGCAGGCGCCTTAGAAGCTAGAGCTAAGGAAATCGCGGAGACCTCCTGTTTGTTAGGAACTTGTAAACATGCTGAACACCAATCCGGAACAACCATCCAATAGTTGGGAATGTCTCTGGTGTGGGAAGCCTGTAAGCAGCCCCGGTAGTTGTGGTTGTAATCAGGGAAGTGGAAACGGTAACAAGTGAGTAATAGGTCAAGAATTTTTCGAAGAGAGGGATAGATGAAGATCGGAATCTTTGCCATGCTACTTGCATTAGCACTTACTGGATGTGAGGAAGCGGCTAAGGATAAGGTCCTCGATATCTGGCAACCTGGACACTACAATCCTGCGCTGTGCGTTGACGACACCAATTGGTTGATTGCTATTCAGCGGCCCGATGGGTCCAAGGGTGCTCGCTGTGTGCCTTCCAATGTTGGTAAGAAGCAGCGTATCGGTAAGAACTTTGTTCCTGCCTAGCTAGGTTTGGTCCCCTGTAGGTTCAAAACCTAAGGGTTCTACAGGGGGCCATTCCTAGGGAGGTAATTGCAATGGAATCCAAGCGGATCAAGATTACTCGGACTCTTACCTACGAAGGCATAGTCAATTGGCCTGAGGCATATCCTGATATGACCTTGGATGAGGCCGTTGCCTATGAGAAAGAGTTAGATATACAAGATACGCTCGAACTATTCCAATATGCTTGCGATGATGAGCGAATGGAAGAGAGTGTTAATGTGCAAGTACTGGACTGACAGAGATGAGGCTGTCTGGGAAGACCTACAGGATGGGACCGTTAGATTGGTTTATTCTCCTGAATATGGAACCTTCTCAGAAGAAGATGATGTAAGACCTCTTGAAAAGGCTTATGTAAATAGGGTCTGGGGCCCCTTAGAGCCGAAGTTGCAATAGCAAATACCTGCTTGACACACATCACACTGTGTGGTAAGATTCGAGTATCAGGCACAGCGAAAGGGATAGAAAATGTCTGAGCTACAGGGGACCCCGGAAGAGCAAGAGATCGACGAATATACGGACATTGTCCAAATTCCGGCTATCTTTGTTAATGGCAAAGCTTTGACTCCACTGTCTCAATACACACAACTGGATACGCCAACCCTCCGTGATATCGCTGATGTTATGGGCGGCGAAGTTCGCTATCTCAAGTTGCGAGCTACGTATACATTTGTTGAGACTGACTTGTGTAGTCGTCGTGATTGCTTCCGCCCTGTAGGGAAAAACTCTAAAGATGGTAGGTGTTCGGACCATGCTCTCAAAGCCCACTAAGCTCACTGAGGTAGTGTCAGATCTAGAGGAAAAGACCTCCGATGAGATTGCTCAATTGTTCTTAGACTTGGGCATTAAGGGCGATAAATATCAGTCCTGTAGGTGCCCTGTAGCGTACTATCTGGCTAATAAGATGGATCATGACCCTTATAACTTGGCAGTGGGGTCAGATAGGATTGAGGTATGGGATACGATTGAGGGATTCCTACAGAACAAACAGGACTTCTTTCTTAAGGAGCCTAGCTCTGTACGGAGTTTCATCATTAAGTTTGACAATGGTGGGTACCCTGAACTAGAGAGCTAGGTGGCTTGTGTCAGATAAAAAGGATAATATCCTAACTAGGATTGTCCAACTACAACAGAAGAATGCAGAGCTTGAACTAGAACATAACTCACTCGGAGAACTTAAAAAGCAGACAACTAAGCGTAGAGATGATACTCAATCTGCTTATCTGGAAATCCAGAGACAGCTAAAGCAGATTGAGGACAAGCTAGCTCAAGTTCAAGCAGATTGGACATCTGTCGGAAGAATCAAGGCTCATAATACGTCTGAGATTGAAGCTCTTAAGCGTGAATTGAGTCGAATCGAAGACGCAGAGCGTATCAATGCCGAATACCTACAGCAGGTCGAATCTTTTAAGGAGGCATGTCTCACTGCACCTTGGCGGCTGGAAAACAGGTCCGAT